CGCACCCCACCAGCTAAAACACAAATGATGAACCAAGCAGGCCCCCAGAACGCGAAAAGCGCCCCCGAAGGAGCGCTTTTTCGTTTGCCGCCAACCACTTAAGGGGAAGTTGGCTCCGACGGTAGGGATCGAACCTACGACCAATTGATTAACAGTCAAAATATGATGGTAAACGACCCCTAACGGAACAAAACACTCAGGCTAAAAATACCTATATTTTACAAATTGTTATTGCTGATTGGTCTAACTTTTTGTACCGTAGTGTAACGGCCTCTACAGGTCAATTCTGTTACCCCTGTGTTACCCCGAAGGACCATGTGACTATGGCAAGACCATTTACTGCCAAGGCCGTCGAGGCCATGAAATCCGACCCCGCACGACGCCAAGAAATTCCGGACCCCGCGCTATCCGGCCTCTACCTGGTCGTCCAGCCGTCCGGGGCGAAATCATGGGCTTTGCGATATCGGTGGGCGGGGAAGCCCGCAAAGCTGACCCTTGGCCGTTGGCCGCTCATGGGCGTGGCAGACGCGCGCGCCGCGGCAACAGAAGCCGTGGACAAGATCGAACATGGGCGCGACCCGGCGGCTGAAAAGAAGGCTACCCGCGCCGCCCGGCTTGAGGCAGAACTGAGTGAACGCGACAAAGTCAAAACCCTCATCGCCCAATACGACAAGCGCCACCTTGTCACGCTCAAGAGTGCTCGAACGGTCAGGCGCGAACTCGACCGGCATGTGGTCGAGGTGTGGGGTGACCGGAATATTCACGACATACAGCGGCGGGATGTGATCGACCTTTTGGACGGTATTGCGGATACGGGGCGCGTTGTGACCGCGAACCGTGTGCGCGCCTATCTCAACACTTTCCTCGGCTGGTGTGTGGAGAGGGACATTATCCCCATGAGCCCGGCAACTGGTGTGAAGCCAGTGGCGAAAGAGATCAGCCGCGATCGTGTTCTGAGCGACGACGAAATTCGCTGGTTCTGGCGCGCCTGTGAGATTGAAGGTCAACCTTGGGGGCCGCTTGGCAAGATGCTGCTCATGACCGGCCAGCGCCTTGGCGAAGTCGCGGGCATTTCCGACGGTGAGTTGTCGGGGGATACATGGTCTATGTCAGCGGGTCGGACAAAGAACGGGCGCGCGCACGACGTGCCATTATCCGATTCTGTTCGCGACCTGCTGGGCGGGATGGACAGGATCGGCGGTCCAGCGGGTCTATATCACACAACAACGGGCCGGACGCCTTTGAGCGGGTTCAATCGCGGCAAGAAACGCCTTGCCGACCGCATGGCGACTGTCGCATCAGATGAAGCCGGTGAGGCGGTTGAGATACCACACTGGACATTTCATGATCTTCGGAGAACTGCCGCGACCGGCATGGCGCGACTTGGCATTCCCGTCCGCGTGACCGAAGCCGTACTAAACCACGTCAGCGGGACAGGCGGTGGGATCGTGGCCGTATATCAGCGCCACGACTATGCTGACGAAAAACGGCGAGCGCTGGACGGATGGGCTGGATTCGTGGCGCAAATAGTCGATGGCAAAGCTGAGAATGTGGTTAGGATTGGGGAGGCGGGTAAATGAAGGAACTCAATTTAAAACAATGGGAAAGCACCTTTATCAATCAAGGTGAAGTTGGCGTTGAAATAGACGTTTGGCGTTATGTGACTGCCTTGAAAGAGGGCACAGAAACACCGGTATTTCCTAACCAAGAAATGATTTCCGAAGCGCGAACCGGACTTCATGTGATCGACCGTCATGCCGCACAAGGCACGCTGCTATCGTTGGCTAATGAAATCCGCGAGAAGCTTCCAAACCCAATGGAATTGGAGTGGCAGCGCCGCCAGTTTCGACAGAGAGCGCCTACATACAGAGCATGGCTGTCGCTGATAGCGCTGTTGAATGGACCGGACAACGAGGCAAAGGAAAACGCTGAATGCGCTGCTAGGGACTATCTAAATTTCGAGCGCAAAGCGGATGGGGGTGCTGTTACCATGAGCGATTTTGGCGTCCACCCATCCAGAGCGCAATCGTTGATGATGCTAATGCCTGCCTTTAAACCCAAGAAAAAAAGTGGCCCGAAAGACGCCGTGCCTTGGTCGAAATTGGCGGACGCAATGGACGCGATGCGCCGCGCCGCATTTCAAGGGGTTTCACTATCAGAGGCGGCGCGCTCTTATGCGTTGGCAGAAGGTAAGCAAGACAATGCTGAGCGCAGAGGCGAATATCTTGGGGAGTTGTATCGGAAGAAGATGAGTCTTCGAGCACCCCAATAATTCCGATCAGAGACTCTTGGTGTAGCATCAGGCGCTAATCCGTTTTTATTGAAATGCCTAACGTTCCCGAACGCTGAGGCATCCGATGGACAAGAAAATCATACCCGCTGCGACCGTCCGCGAACTTTGCGGTGGCATCTCTGATATGTCGCTTTGGCGTTGGCTTAATGACCCTGCGCTGGAATTCCCCCGCCCAATCTACATCTCGCGCCGCCGCTATTGGCGTCAAGGGGATGTGCTGGCTTGGGTAGAGGCTCAGGCTTTGGCTCAGTTTGAGGTGGCCTCAGTATGAGTATCCGCGTCATGTCTCAGGTCTGGAGTTCTGATCTTACTGATATCTATGAGTCGTCAGTGCTTTTGGTGCTGGCAGACCATGCCGACGATGATGGCCGCTGTTATCCGAGTGTGGCGCGCGTAGCTAAGCTGGCCCGGTGCAGCGTGCGGAAGGCACAAGAGGTCATTAGGGCGCTTACAGAACGAGGCTATCTCCGGGTCGAAACAAACAAAGGACCTCGTGGCTGCAATACCTATTTCCTGAGCCTGCCCACTGCACAGGATGCGCCCCGGCAGGGTGTGCATCCCCGCACGTCAGAACTGACCCCCCCGCACGCCACGACACCAACCCCCGCACAGCATGCACCCGAACCGTCAGAGAATCTTCAAAAACCACCAACGCGCATGGATGCGCGGGAAGTGGTAGATTCGGAATTTGAAAAAGTTTGGTACGCTTATCCCTCAGACCGGCAACGTGCCAAAGCCACCTGCCGCGAGCAATTCGCTAAGGCGATTCAAAAGAGTATCTCACCAGAGGATATGCTTGAGGCGGTCCGCGCCTATGCTCGGGAAACCGATAGGTTCACTAGATCCAAGGTATGCTTCTCAGATAACTGGTTTCGGGAAGAACGGTGGAAACTGTGGCTTGCTGCTCGTGCAGAGAGGGCCAAAGCAAGACCTGACCCAGCTGTGGTGGATGGCCAGTTGGCCTCCAATATCCGGAATTGTAAACCGTGGGTAGTTACCAGCGTCAGCGCATACCGCGCGCGCCAATTAATCGCGGCAGGGCTCGTGACTACAGATGAATGCAGGGCAGCGGGGGTGTTGGTATGACCGTTTCAATGGTCCCAATGCCCCCAAATTTTATGGGGCAGAGGGTCGCGGTGGGGGGTTATGCGTTCGCGCTGTGCGGCCTCGTTCAATGTGAGCTATCGTTTTCGAATGCTTCTCGCAATCCAGTAATGAGAGCACGAGCCGCTTCGGTTTCTTGCATGCGAAGTAAGTCGACTCGTGAAGGCATTGTGGGAAAGCCATCCAACTCAAGAGTTAATGCGGCACTGTCCGTGAGTAGCGGAGGATCACTTGGATTTCTTAGTACCTCAATAGCCCATTTTCGCAATGCATTTGATGATCCTCCCTCAGGTTTCTCAGAGAGAATGCCAATAGCAATTTCTGTCATGGTAGCGGATGTTTGCTGCGCGGTTCGTTGGTTGTTCCAAAGTAATAACAAAACTCCAACCGCGACTGGCACCATGGCGCGCAATATGATGTCCGCCTTGTCCCAAAAATCTTTCGATTTAATCATACTTAATTTTCCCTTTAATTTTGATGTAATTTGACATGAAGGCATCCACCAAAGCTATCCGCTTTCTAGAAACACTTTCTATCCCTGAGGGGCCAAAGGCCGGCGATCTGATCAAGCTGGCACCGTTCCAAAAGAAGTTTGTCATAGGCGCGTTGTCCGATGGCGTGAACGTGGCGGTTCTGTCGATCGGTCGTGGTAACGCTAAGACGGCTCTGTCTGCTGGCATCGCTTTGGGTTCCGTCATGGGCAAATGGGATGAGCAACCCCGGCGCGAAATCTTGATTGCGGCAAGGACGCGGGATCAGGCACGCATCGCTTTCGATTTTGTTGTCGGGTTCATGCGGTCTTTGCCTGAGGATGAGCAAAAGCAGTTCACAGTGCGACGTTCCCCGCGGCTTGAGATCGAATATGACGGCGATGGCGGCGGCCACTTCATCCGGGCGATTGCTGCTGATGGCAAGAGCGCGTTGGGGTCTGCCCCTACGCTGATCCTGATGGATGAACGCGGGCATTGGGCGGCTGATCAAGGTGACGCTTTGGAACATGCGCTGTTGTCCGGTATGGGCAAACGCGGCGGGCGGGCGCTTATCATTTCAACATCGGCGGCGGATGATGCGCACCCTTTCTCTGTATGGCTGGATGAGGAAGCACCGGGCATCTATCGGCAGGAACATCGGCCTGCACCCGGCTTGCCTGCTGACGATCTGGGAAGCCTGAAGGAGGCGAACCCCGGCGCGGCGGCTGGCATCGGCTCAAGTCTGGAATGGTTGCAGGGGCAGGCGCGGCGGGCGATTGCGAGGGGCGGTTCAACCCTGACCACGTTCCGCCTGTATAACCGCAACGAGCGTGTGAGCGGTGAAACCCGCGACGTGCTGCTGACCGTTGATGAATGGCTGACCTGCGAAGTGTCCGACGTGCCACCACGCCAGGGGCAAGTTGTGATCGGCATCGACTTGGGTGGATCTGCATCCATGACGGCGGCGGCGTTCTACTGGCCTGAAACGGGCCGTCTTGAGGCGCTCGGCACCTTCCCAAGCAAACCGAACTTGGCAGACCGTGGGGCAAACGATGGCGTTCAAGGGCGCTACGTCGAAATGAACGACCGGGGCGAACTTTCAACCTTGGGCGAACAGACCGTGCCGATTGGGCCTTGGTTGATCGAGGTGATGGCACATATCGAGGGCGAACCTATCGCGGCGCTGGTGTCGGATCGATACAAGCAATCCGAACTTGGCGAAGCGATTGACCGGGCGGGCATCCGTTGCCCGATCATCTGGCGCGGGTTCGGGTTCAAGGATGGCGGCGAAGATTGTGAGCGATTTCGGCGGGCGGCGTTCGACGGCAAGGTCCAGACCGCCCCGTCACTGCTACTAAGGTCTGCGTTCGCGGATGCTGTCACACTCCGCGACCCGTCTAACAATCTCAAGCTAGCAAAGGCCCGGTCGATGGGCCGGATTGATGCTGCATCCGCCACGGTTATCGCCGTTGCTGAGGGCGCTCGCATCATGGGCAGACCTTCCCATAAAGGAGGGCGCATCGCATGGGGTTGAGATCCGATTACAAGCGCCATAGCGCCAAGGTGACACGCGGGCCACGCTGGAAGGCATTGCGGATGCAGGCGCTGGACCGTGATGGCTGGCAATGCGTCCAGTGCGGCGAACGGCGGCGGCTTGAGGTTGATCACGTCCTGCCCGTCCGGACGCACCCCGAACTTTCTTATTCTCTAGGCAATTTGCAGTGCCTTTGTGGCCGCTGCCATGCCCGGAAAACCCGTATTGAGGTTGGTCACAAGCCCCTCAGTCCACAGCGTCAAGAATGGCGTGATCTTCTGTCGAGCATGAAAGGAAAAGCAAATGCTGACTTCTAAGAAAATCGAGCTGCGGCGTTCCGAAATCCGGCAATCGCTGGCGGAATTGGCTGCGAATGACAACCCGACGCCTGAGGATCAGAAGCGCATGTCTGACCTTGATCTGGAATACCGCACGGCGGAAACTCGGTATCGGGCGGCAATCATTGCAGAGGACGATGAACGCCGCGAAGCCGGGGCCGAACTGGAAACCCGTTCCGAGAAGGAATGGAACGATCTGGTGTCCAGCTTTGAGATGCGCCAAGTCGCGCTGTCTTTGGATGAAGGCCGCACCCTGTCTGGTAAGACGGCGGAAATCGTGACCGAACTGCGTAGCCAAGGCGGCTATCGGGGCATCCCGGTTCCCTACGCGGCGCTTGAAACCCGTGCTGGTGAGACAATCGCAAACGGTACACCTGATCCGATAGCCACCCGTCCCTTGATTGAGCGTCTTTTTCCTGCATCTGTCGCGGCTCAAATGGGCGTCCAGATGATCAACATCGGCACGGGTGGGCAAGATACGCCTGTGACTACATCGGCAATCTCTGCGGGCTGGCAGGCAACAGAAACGGGCAACGTGCCGGGGCCGTCTGCTTACACCACACTTGACCGTCCTTTGAAGCCTGATCACACGCTTGGCATTCAAATGAGGATCACGCGCAAGACGCTGTTGCAGTCGGGTGCAGCGCTAGAACAGGCAATCCGTCGGGATATGAACGGAGCTATGTCTCAGGAAATGGACCGGGCAATCTTCAACGGGTCCGGCGCGTCTGGCGAACCCACCGGCGTATTCACCGGGGCGTCGGCTTGGGGCATTACAGAAACTGACCTAAGTGCTGCGGCTACATGGGCGGCGTTCCGCTCCGAGGTTGTGGCCTTTATGACTGCCAACGCGGCAACGGGTCCGGGTGCTGTGCGTCTGCTGATCCGCCCTGAGGTTTGGGACGCGATGGACGGGGCGTTTATCAGTGGCACAGCAGTCACCGAATGGGAACGCCTGACCAAGTATATCGGCAGTGTGGTCATGTCGCACAATGCCTTGCCTGCACCCGCTGGCGATCCTGTAGAAAGCAAGTCGCTGCTGACGACATCGGCGGGCGGTGTCGCGCCTGTGTTTGTCGGTCTGTGGGGGGCGGTCGATCTGATCCGTGATCCGTACAGTGACGCGCAATCGGGCGGCTTGCGTCTGACGGCGCTGTCCACAATGGACACGACTATCAGCCGTGCGGTGCAAACCCGCGTCCTCGCCGGGATTCAGTAAGATGCTGACCGGCTTTGCAGATGGCGGTCTGGAACTACGCAAGCGGGCATCCGGGGCTTTGGCGCTGCAAGGTCGGTTTCCCTATGGCAAACGTGCGGTCCTCAGTGATGGGGGCCGCACCGGCAGACCTAAAAAGGAAGTGATTGCACCCCATGCTTTCGCATTCCGGGTCAACGATCCGAAAGAGGATATCCATTTCCTTGTCGGGCATAGCTTTGACAAGCCCCTTGCCAGCCGCGGCGCTGGTACGCTGGATCTTGTGGACAGCGACGACGCGCTGACCTTTACGGCGACGATCACCGAAGAAATGCAAGAGGTGTCTTATGTCAAAGACATCTTGGCAGGCATCGCGGCGGGCCTGACCCTTGGCATATCACCGGGGTTTCGCCTGCCACCTAAGCGGACCGTGCCTCAGTCTGAAATGATCGAAGATGAGGGCAGCGACCCCGCAAACGGGATGCACAACGCCATCATCCGCACTGTGCTTTCTGCGCTGCTGTACGAAATCAGCGTTGTCACCCGGCCTGCCTATCCTGAGGCGCAAGTTGAAGCGCGCAACTGGGGGCCGGATGGCCTGCTGCGTACTGATGGTTTGGGCGATGGCCTTCACCGAACCTTGAACAGATGGAGGGCGTGACATGATAGACGTGATCAAACAGTTTGAGGCGGTCCCGGCGGTTTATCCTGATGCGCCTAGCGGCCTATCAACGGCGGCCGCTGCGCTGGATGCGGCTGCAATCTGGGCAAGGATCGAAGCCTATACTGCCCATCGTTTCGCTACCCGGGAGGTTGTGTGGACACTGCGCGGTGATAGAGGGGATAATTGGCGCCCTCGTTTGACGCCTGTGGTGTCCCGCATGGCGGAACTCTGGGGAAGCGATGCTTGGGAGCCAGTTGCGCTACTGGATGGGCCATTTGGCGATTGTCTGCCGGTAACCGGTATCTACCGGATAATTGCTCAGGTCGGCGCTGGTCATACACCTGCACCTGTTCTTGAAGCGTTCCGACGACTTGCAGAATATTTGGAAGGGGCGCGAAAAAGTACCAGTGAACCGGGGGCATCGTCTGTTCGAACCAGCATAGGTGACGATCTCGATTTTGAAGTTGACCGGAATCCTGCATGGGTCGCGCGGGCGATCCAGTATAGCGGCGCTGGCGATTTGTTGCGCCCATATCGGAGGGCTTGATTATGTGGCCGTTCAAGAACAAAGCGACGGAAACTGAAACAAGATCCAGCGGCTCCGGTTACACAACCCAGATTATGCAAGCACGCGCTGACTATATCAGCGGCGTGGATGGCTTGGCTGAGCTGACCGGGTGCGTTCAAGGCTGCGTCAGCCTGTGGGAAGGTGGCCTGAGCCTTGCGGATGTATCAGGGACGGATCTGCTGACACCTTGTGCATTGGCACTCACTGCACGGGCGTTGGCTTTGCGTGGTGAGGCGGTGTTCATGATCCGCGACGATGGCCTTGTCCCATGTTCGGATTGGGATCTGACCACGCGCTATTCGAAGCCGGTTGCTTATCGCGTGGGCATTGCTGATACCGGGGGTGGTAAAACAAAGACCGTTCTGGCGGGCGAGGTGCTTCATTTCCGTATTGGTTGTGACATGACCATGCCCTATGTCGGATCGTCGCCACTGAGGCGCTCACGGTTGACGGCAGGCCTATTACACACGTTGGAAACGGCACTGTCCGAGGTATATGCCAACGCACCTATTGGATCGCAGATTGTGCCGTTTCCTGAGGCACCGGAAACCGATATGGATAGTCTGGCACGGGGGTTTCGTGGAAACCGAGGCCGGGTGCTGATCCGAGAATCCGTAAACGTCACGGCGGCGGGATCAGCGGCACCGGCACAAGACTGGAAAAGCCAAGACGTGACGCCGGATCTGTCCAAAGCAATGACTCGCGAAACTTGGGCGGCTGCACGGGGCAGTGTTGAAATGGCCTATGGTGTTCTGCCCGGTCTAAGCAACATCGCCACAACCGGGCCGATGGTGAGGGAGGCGCAAAGGCATCTCGCTCAATGGGCGCTAACGCCTATTACGGCGATGATCGCGCAAGAAGCAAACAAAAAACTGGGGAGAACCGTCAAACTGGACGTGATGCGACCCCTTCAGGCCTTTGATGCTGGCGGACGGGCGCGGGCTTTGTCTGCGGTTGTGCAAACGCTGGCGTTGGCGAAGGACGCCGACGTGGACCCTGAAACGGCGTTGAAATTGGTGGATTGGGGTGATGTTTAGCACGAAAAATCACGATGTCAGAAACTATCAAAACATAGCTTTTTAGCCGCGTACACATATCAACTAGCTAGACCTAAATCCTATTCCTAGTAGTGGCCACAATCGATGATCGCAGCTGCAATTCCCTCATCTTCTTCGATTACCAGAGTTTTCGCTGCATCATCGAGTGCTCCAGGATTATCGGGGTCCAAAAACAGAAGACGATATTCATCCTCATGAGTGAACCGTGGAGATTTAACAAATGCGATCCCTAACCAAATTGCTACAGCATCAGAATCACGGGTGTACTCAAAGCTTTCCTCGACTTCCCATTTTCGATCTTTTGGACCGTAGTCCACTTTTCTGCCGAGTGTCTCTAGCGATGAGAGTGTAGGATAGTCTTTCGCTAGGCGGTTTTTCAGTGCTTTCTTTAGCTTTGGAAAATGGTAAGTTATATAAGCTCCGGGCTTTTTCGCAGGATCAATCTCGGCATCTTTCAGTTTTTGCCCTCGATCAGAATCAAATTTTCCTATAGAGAAACAAGAGCAGAAGTCATTTACCGTTGTTTCAATGACGACATGATTTTCTGTATTAATAAAATTCGCGTCGGATATATCCAAGCTAGCGGTTTGGATTGACTTAAAGTAGTTGGTTCGCGAGTTAAAGACGTCCTGCTGCCTACTTTCTTCATGGTCACCTAAACGGCCAGCTAAAACTTTCTCAGTGGCGCGGTAGTTCATCAGCGTGCCAACTCGGAAATAGCCATTCTTTCCAGATTCAAAATGGGCAGCTTCCATGTGCCTAGTCACAAAAGCAGGTTCATCGCTTTGTATTTTGAGTAAATCTTCTGCGGACAGCGTGGGGCACTGGTGTCTTTGTGATATCATAATGCCAGTTCCACAGTTCTTAAATGTGCTACCTGAAATTATGTTGCGCCCGCCTCTCAGCAAGGCCGAATTACTATGATTATGCAAATTAGGCGCGGATCCAATGGGAACTAATGCACTGGTACTCCGAAGTGCAGAGCTGTATTTTTTCATCTCGATTTTCTGCCCCTAAAGTTGTTTTTTTAAGCTTACCCATCAACCAATGATCATAAAAGATTTTGATCGGAGTTTATAGCTTACTGATCAGACGAGCAAAGCGCATCAAAAATACTTGGGCACCTACGTTACCCCAAGTGTTACCCTAAATATAATTTAACTATTCTGCTGAAATCAAAAAAACCTTCAAGCCATTGAGCTTGAAGGTTTTTTATGGCTCCGACGGTAGGGATCGAACCTACGACCAATTGATTAACAGTCAACTGCTCTACCGCTGAGCTACGTCGGAACGGTCTGCACCGTATAGCTATGGTAATTTCCGGCGTCCAGAGGGTTTTGCC